CGAAAGCGGCGTGGATGGATCGGATGTTGGCGGGGTCCCAAACCACAACGTGCGTTTCGCCGTTAGGAAACTGTTTGACTACGCTATCCTTTTTGAGCACGCGGTTTAAAGCAGCCCGAAAAGCCGCTGCCCCTTCAGGGCCCTGAAAAAAGTCGTTTTCAAGGCTGATAAGGTTGTTACCTGCATAGCTCTTGGCCACTTGGCGGATCATTGCTTCCGAAACGCCTTCGGCCCACACATCAAACCAGTTGCCAATAGCAGATAGTTCGGGATCGCGAATGGTTGGCGATAGCGCCATAATCTCGGCCGCCTGTTTAGCCGTGATCTCAAAAGGCAAATTGTTGAGAGCCGTTGCCCCTTCGGGCAGTTCAATCGGATTTTTGACCCGCACAAACACGGGCAACACGCCTGGCGCATCTTCTCCGCCTAACTTCGGCGTATCGAACGCGATGCGGGCGGTGGTATAGGCGCTTGCAGTAGCGGGATTTGTGGTAAAGTAGAACCCACTGCCAAGCTGATCGTTGCCCTGTCCAGTAAATGCCGGATCGAAGCCAGGATCAAAGCTCTGTAAGTTGCCCGTCCCATGATACAGCACGCGGCTCGTGTCGAACCCCATCGCCCTTGCCCGCGCCATGCGCCCCTCAAGCGACATGTCTAGGCCCTTGGCCTTAGCCCGCAACCATTCCTGGGCCTCAATCGGATCCTGGCCCAAATAGCCTTCTTGTTGCGCTTGGAACACCACGCTTTCGGGCAGGGCCTCACCCGGCTCAATGCCGGAGCGCTTGATCGCCTCGTTAAGAAGCAGGCGCATATCGTCAAGGTGTTGTTGCTGCCGCGTGGTCAGGATCTCGCCGCGCTTCTGCCGGTCCAGCAAATCCAGCGCGATCTTGTTGTTCACCTCCAAGAAGTGGTGACCCAGCTCGTGCAGGAAGGTCGAGAAGTCGCTGTTGGGGCTCAGCTCGATCCGCTGTTGGGCAATGTTGTATTGGCCTCGCCGACCGCCTTCGAAGCCCGCGCCGAGCGTTTCAGCTCCCTCGGCGACCGCCGGGGCAGGCTCCGGAACCACACCATCAGGTCTTCCTGCAAGTCCGGGGGCAGGTCGTCCCGGTCCAGCAAGCTGTTTATATCCGGTTTGGGTTGTGCGGACTGTTCTGCCATCTGCGTTAACCTTTTCGTTAACTGTATCAGTGAATGCGGAAAGATCTAGGCTTTCTGGCGCAAGCAAAAAATAAGTGCTTGTGCTTGTAAACTCCATCCTTCCGTCGGGGCCAGTAACCTCATAGGTTTGCGTTGTCTCGTATGGCTTCCAGCCAGTAATAGGCACTCGCCGCAAAAAGGTTTGGTAAACCCGTGCGTGCGCCGGGGTTGCGCCAGTAAACACAATCGGCTGGGTTAGGTCCGGGTTGGTCAGAATAAAGCCACGCGTGGCGAGGAACATCGAGCGGAACAAGCTGCGCGCAGTTGCCTGCTCGGTTTTTGTTTGCGCTCTTTCGGCGGCTGTCGGTCTTTCCGTAACGCCCCTGTAAAAGCTTATTGCGTTTAGATAAGACCGCCCAAGACCGTTAAGTCCAGAACCGTAAGCAAAAAACTCAGTGCGCGCCAAACGCCGTTTGTGTTCGGGCTTGGCCTTGTACTTTAAGACCGCCTCAATAACCGCTAAGTCTTGCGCCCCAATCGATCCCGGTTCAATGGTCGCAGTGACGTTTTCAGCGTACCATTCCAGAACCTGCTGGTCAGAAAACGAGAAAGCTTCCGAGAAGGATTTGGCTTCTTGGCCGAGGGTTTCTTCTGGCCCCAACGTCTCATCCTGCACCCTCTGCCCCGTCACAGGGTCATAGCCCCGCTCGCGCAGGAAGCGCTGGCTGGCCGGGGTCAGCTCCTGGCCGTTGCGGATGCGGTCCAAAATGCGCGTAAGCTCAGCCGCGTCTTCGCGACCCATGTTGATCAAGGCGCGCTCGTTGGTCGTCAGGGCCTCGCCGCGCGCTTGCTTGTCCTGCGCGGCCTGGACCATGGCGGTCCACTCTGGCGTGCCGAACTCGGGCAGCACCGGGATCTCGCGCGTGACCGCGCGGACGATCGGCCCGCCTTCGACCGGAGCGCCCTCTTCGATCGGCTGGCCCAGATTAGGCCCAACCTGCATTTCGCCAATGCGCAGGGGGTAGCGCGTCATCGCCTCGCGCGGCGTAATACCCAACACCTGGGCTATGACGCCATAGCCTTCAGCTGCGATCTTGGCATAGGGGATGGCCGAAGCGCGGCCAAGCTGCTGAGCCGCGCCAGCCTCGCCGACCACTGGCTCTATTGCAGCGGCAAGCTGCGCCCGCACTGGCTCAATAGCCCGTTCCAACTCGGCTTGCACATCCAAGACGCCAGCCTGCAATTCAACGTCATTTTGCGCTGCTGCTGCCAGGCGCTCGGCGACGGCAATGGCTTGCTCCTGCCCCTCGGTCGCTAGAACCTCCAGTTCGCGCCGGGTGTAGAGCAAAGGGTTGGTCTTGATGATTTGGACCGCCGCGCTTGCCAAGTCGGTCTTGGTGACAGACGCCACAAAATCCCCAATCGGGATTTCCATCGCAAAGCCTGACGCCTCCGCCGCCGCAATGGTTTCCGCCGTGCCACCCATGCGGCGCACGATATCCTCGACCGTCGTGTTCTGCTCTTGGGCCAACTGAGCCGCATCGGCGAGGGAGACATAGATCGTCGAAACCGGGCTTTCTTCGGTCGCCTCGTTGATAAATTGCGCCAGCTCGCCCCGGTCGCGATCAACAAGGCGGGTGCGCCCTGCCGTCTCAATAGCCCTTTCGACAAGTTCAATGCGACCTGTAGCCGTTTGCGCTCGCTGTCGCTGCGCCCGCAAGTCACGCTCACGAAAATAATTCTCAAGGGGTATGGTGGCGGGCGATGTCACAACGGTTACGCCAGCGCCGCCAATAACGCCTTCAAGCCCTGCTTGGCCAGCGCGCGCTAAGCTTTCCTGACGCAGCGCTTCGCCCAAGCCAAAACCAACCGCTGGCAAAGCGGCGACGCCTTCAGCCGAAGCTAATGCCGTTTGGCCGGTAGCGACGTTGACGATCTCTTGCAAAAGCTCGGTGAACCCTTCCACCGTACCCGCTTGAGCGGCGCGGCTTGCAACCTGGCGCAATGCATCTTGCCCCGCCGGGGTTTGCAACAATTCATCGACCACTTCCTTGGCCGGCTTGTTCAAAAGCCGATCAACGCCGGGGATTGCCAAGCGGGTCAGAAGCAAATCTGCGCCTGTTTCAAGCACGGCATTGATGCCGCCAGTGACAAACGCTGCGCCCCGCGCCGTCTCCCGGTCAATGCGCGTTCCGTCGGCCAGACGCATGTTCTGATATTCGAGAAACGCAAGACCGGCCTCTTGCCGGAAATTGAAAAAGGATTGAGAGGCCGCAAGGCCTAAGCCGCCGCCTATGCGACCGCCAGTGACAACGCCTTCGGGCCTGCGTGTAATAGCGCCACCGATCAAGCCGCCGCCGACTGCGCCAGCAGCAACCCCAGGCGGGGCTTCCAACAAACCAATCGCAAGCTGTGCGCCCGTGTAGCCAACCGTTTCACCAACCCAAGCAGCAACGCCAAACTCTTCTCTTGCGCGTTGCGTGCGCTCAAACTCTGAGGTTAACAGCGCGATCTCTTCACGCGTCCGAACATCAGTCGGCGCGCTGCGTCGCGTGAGATCGTCGAAAAAGATCCGATCACCAAGTTCGGCCTGCACACGCGCGCGAGCGCCACCGAGAACGGCGCCAGACACAGCCCGCTCAACATACGGAAGCAGTGGCGCTCCGGGGACAATCGCGCCTGCGGCTGTCGCGAAAGGCTGAGTTTGGCTGACATTGCGACCGGCCTGCAAGGTCTCGCGCGGAATAGACTGCGCAAACGAAACCACCTCAGGGAGCATGGTCACGCCTGGAACGAAAGGCGCGGCTGCCGTGCGAAAGGCGTTAAACACATTATCCAGCGCGCTAAGCTGGTCTGTGTCGTCAGCCATGATGCGCGCGCGGTTTTCGTCACCAAAAGCGCGTCTCACGGTTGGCGAGTTCGCCACCGTATCCATGGCGTTTGTGCGGCGCAGGTTATCAACGCCAGCGGCTCTGGCCGCCGCAAGCGGTATGTTTTGCCGTTCGGCAAGCCTGCGCATTTCGGCTTCGGTTCCGGGTTGCACATTGCCGAAGCTGGCCAAAGCCATATTGACGCGAGCGATTGTGCCTTGTGCGCGCAGCTCTTGCGCGCGAGGCGACAAGGCCGGTTGCTCTGGTCGGGAAACACGCAGGGGGGCGAGAAAGTCTTCTTCTTCTTCCATCAAGGCGCCCTAACAATTTCCTCGCCGCGTTGTTCGGCAATGTACTGGCGGACAATATTCTCTTCGAGACTTGGATTGTAGCTTTCGCTTCGGGTTGAGCCAGCCGCCACGGCTCGCTCGTAGGCAATGGCAAAAGCGGCTTCGATGCGGTCTCGATCTGGACGCGGGATGTCTCGATAGCGAAAGGTTGCCAGCGGACGCTCTGACGGAGCAAAAAACCCGCCAGATGAACGAATGCCGCGCCCCATTTGTTGCAACAAAAAGTTTTGCAATTCATCTTGGCTAAGCACGCGGCCAAGACGCTGTTGCTCTGCTTGGACCAAATCGCGCGCCCTGTTTTGAATGGCGGCAAATTCTTCCCCGCTTGATGGTAAATCAAGTTGCCTCAACACGTCGCGCAACACAGTGGCGTTTGTGCCGGTCATGGTGACTACGTTGGGATCTGTTTGAGCGCCCGCGCTTCTGCCGCCTCTTGGCTGCGTCAAGCTTTGATAATCTGCCACAAGATCTCTGTAGCGGCTTTCGCCAAGCGTTGGCCGCATTGCTTGGATTTCTCCTGGCGTCATAGCCGCAATGCGTTCTTCGTAGTCTTGAGCGCCAGCGAGCGCGGCCCATGCTTGGTTTTGCTCTATTGTCGGCGGTGCGCCGCGAATAATTGAGCTGGTAAACCGTTCTTGATCAGTCGGCGACAGATTGGCAAACGCTCGGCTTTGCAAAGCCGCCGTTGGATTTTGTTGCGCCAAGCGAACCAAGCTTTCATAAGCCTGCGCCTCGGCGTTCCGAATGCGCTCTTCTTCCATGCTCACAGCACGGTTCGTAAAAGTGCGGGCGTACTCATAAGCGCTGCGATCAAGATTGCCGTTTTCGTCAGTCAATGCTTCACGCAACGCGCGATCACGAGCAGGGCCGCGCGTATCGTTACGCGTTACGGGAAAATTCCTTACAATACTTTGCGCCGCCGCTTCACCGCGCGAAACAGCGCCCGCTTCACGAATGCGGTTTTGCGCCGTGACCGCCTCCTCCGGCGTCATGCGCGCTTCGCCGTAGCGGTCCAAGAATGTTTGAGCCTCTTGGATGCGATTGCCCTCGACCAGGCCCTCAATCACAGCGGTGGCCGCAGCGCTAGTGATGGCCGTTGCATCGACAGGAATGCCGCTAACAACCCGCTGATCAGCAAGGGCTTGGTCAATTTCTCCAAAAAACACATCGGTTTCTGGCGACAACGGGTCTCGAATAATGTTTTGCGTCGCGGTGTCGATGCGCGTTTGGTTGGCGGTTTCGGCAAAAGCCGCGCCTTGACGCGTAAAGTGGCTGAATAAATTGCTCTGAAACCGTGTCCTGGCCCGACCAATATATTCGTTGACGTCCTGTTGCACGACAGGCGGAAGATTGGCGGTGCGTTCGCCAACAAAGCGATCAAAATCGCCTATCCTTGCGGCGACAGGATCGCGCCCATCTTCGCCGGGGCGCAACGCATTTTCGCCTTGCAGCGCGCCATATTCGTCAGCCTGCTGCATGACAAAGGCGTCAATGTCGTTTGTGATCGATGCCACGCGCGCACGGTTGAACAACTCCTGCTGTTGCAACACATACTGCCCCAGCGCGCTCCCGATCCTGCCCATGGCCTCGCCGGCCTCTTGGATCTGGCGGCCAGGCATGGCGGCCTGCTCCATAGTGAGCGGCGCCCGCGCCTCGCCTTGGCGGATCGTCGGCTGCAGGGGTTGCGTGTCGTAAGTGGGGACGCGCGGCATTATGTCCCCCTGTTGAAAATGCGGCGCATCCAGGCCGGGGCGTCCACGTTAACGTCAGCGCCTTTCATCTGAGCGTAGGTCAGCCCAGTCTGCGCCGCGCCGGTTAGGAGCGAGGTTGCGCCAGACAGGAAGGGGTTGATCCCTCGAGCGGTCGCCCGCGCCATAGAGGCTTGGCCGCGTTGGCCGGTCGCCTCCATGCGATAGCCCCAGGCCTGGCGCAGGGCATTGGCCTCGGCTGTTTGCACGTCGCGCGCGGCGAGGTAGTCGGTCGAGGTCTGCAAAGCGACCGCCGTCTCCGACCCCAGGTCAATCATGTTGCTGGCAAGGGCCGTGCGCTGGCCGCTTTTGATTTCAGCCGCACGCTGCCGGATAGCCTGTTGCTGGGCCTCGCCCTGCATCATGACATCGCGCGCCTGGCCCTCGGCCATGCGGGCATTGACCTCGGCAATGCGCGCCTGCGAACGCAGAGCCGTGCGTTGGCCTTGAGCAGCGTAGTAAGAGCCGATCCCCTGGGTGACGGCAGCCCCGCCCTGAAGGACTAAAGCAGAAAAACCCACATCATCCCCCAAACGAAACGGTCGTGGTCATAGACACAATGGTCAACGGTACAGGATCGACCTGCCTAACGACAACTTGTCCTTCCGTCGTCCAGGCCGGCGAAATATCCACCTCCACCTCACCCGTCTGCAAACCGGGCGGTGAGCCGTAGGGCTCGGTCGTGCGGATCTTGGCTTCGGTCAGGTGATCGGCGTCCGGGCCGACATAGATCCCGCTGGATTGATAGACGCGCAGCGCAACGGCCTTGATGTTTTTCTTGGTCGCCTGCGCGTAAGCCTCAACCTCGACGGCCAGGGGCAGGGTTTGGAGATCGCTGACGATCGGCAAGCCGACATGCACAAGGGAAGCGGCTTTGTCTAAGGTGATCTGCCCGCCGTTCACAACTCGAGGCGGCATGACCGCGCCGTCGGCGAGGATATAGACCGCCTTGCCTTCGAGGTGAGACAGGCCGCTGATCGTGGTGGCCGCAGCCCCGGAATAGGTCAGGCCGCAATCCACCCCGAAGAAGTTCTTGAGGTCTTGAAAGTAGCGGCTCGAGAGGCGCTCGACATAGCGCTTTGTGGCGGTGCCAATCGTGCGGCGCACGACGGCATAGAGAATATCGTCGTTGCCCTCACTCACCACGGCTATGCTCTCGAAGAAGCCGTCTTGCGTGTCGTGGCTGTGCCAGGCATAGACCTGCTGCTCTGGCACATAGGTCAGGCCCAGCAAGCGGCCATCGCTCGAGACGGCCCAGACGATCGGGATCGGACCCTTGGCGTAGGCAAGATCTTTGATCGTCTTGTAGTCAAACAGGTGCGCGGCGCGCAGGCTGAGATCGATAGAGATGTAGCTCTGGATATCGTTGTCGAAGCCGATCGCGCGCACATGCCCGCCCCGCGCGGCGGCATAGATCGCCACCGTGTTGGCAGTGACAGGCTGCACATGGGACGCGCCGATATACGACTGCGGGCGCACGGTGATCGTGGTCGGCGCAAGGAGATCGCCTGAGCTGCCCACGCGCCACTCTGCGCTCTCGGTCAGCAGGAGCAAGTCACCGATCACCACCGCATGCTGGATGCTGTTGGCCTCGCGCGCGGCGATCTTGACCGAGATCGCGTCATCATCACGCACGGGGATAGAGTAATCCAGATTACTCTCGGTCCCGGCTTTGGTCATCCAGAAGGTCTGCGGCAGGTTAGGCGTGCCGGCAAAGACGCGGCGCTGCTCGTAGTAGCAGACTGCGCCGGGGAAGTCGGAGGCGAACGGGTTTTGGTTAAGCGGCGGGGCGCGAGAGGTATCGGGCGCAATGTTGTCGTCCACCAGGGTCGTGCCGGTGGATTGGCCGATAAAGCCGTAGATGCCACCGCTCTCGCGGTAAACATTGCGGCGGGCGCTGGTCGCGAAGTTGATCGTGTTGAGCGCGCCAGTGTCAAATAGCTGGTTGCTGGCGGTCACTGGCGCAGACGGGTTGCTCTCGTCAAGCTGGTCGTCAGCGACGCGCGTGGCCACATAGCTATAGGTCTGGGCCAACGATGGTGATGATCCTAGCGTTGGGGTCACGCTGGCGATCGTCGGCGCGGCAAGCGTCGAGCCGAAGGTAATCGTGTTTAGGACATACTTCGTCGCGCCCAAACGGCGCAGCTCGCGCGGCGCGTAGTTGGGGTGCGTGATCGTGATCACATCCCCAGACTGCACATAATGCAGGTCGAACAGGTCGGCCTCGGCATAGGGCGACGGGATTTGATACACCGTCCCCATCTCGTACCACTGGCCGGTCGGGGCCGTGACAGCGGTGCCGGTGTAGCCGTAATAGACCACGGTCTCAATCGGCTCCAGCTCGAGGTACCAATACTCGCCGCCACCGTTGAAGCCGCCAAAGGGCGGATAAGTGTAGGTAATCTCACTGATATAGATCTGCGCGCCGATCGTGGCCTGGGTCGGCAGGACCGTGCCACCATTGGTGTAGCCTGCCGGCGGTGTGCTGACGGGGCCAGCAGTCTGCACCCAAGTCGCTGAGATGACCGGCGTTGCGCCGTACTGGTTAGCCGCCACGGTAGGGTCTGATCCGGTGCTGCCCGCGACCGCATACCATGTCTTGCCGCCTGCGGTGACAAGATCGCCGGGGGTGTAGGCCGTGGCGATTGCCCACGCGCTGACGCCAGTCGTCGGAGTCAGCAGGGTCGCGCCGAAGGTGTGAAATCGAAAATACGCCTCGCCCGCTTCGATAGCCACCGTCTGCGTCGCACTGTAGCGAAACGGAAGCATACGCGTCGTTTTGGCGCTCGTTTTAACCTCGCGCACAAACTGCGTGCCGGGCCGATTGGCCACCGGCCCCTGGGGCAGGACATAGAAATTACGACACACCGCCAAGCCGGTGTTGGTCTTGACGTCATCGATGCGCCCGAACATTTCCGGGCTGACAATGCCGCCGTTGAACGAGCGCGTGTAGACTTTGGTCATGGCTGATAAGGCTCGTCATTGTAGGGCCAAATCAGCGCCCGATTGGACAGCCATGGGGCGGTGTGGCGGGTGTCGTTGCGCACACTGTTGCGACGGCGCTCGTTCGCGTCCTGCGCCATGGCTTGGCGGGCATAGCTCATGCCCGTCTGTAGCGCAGCCTGGGCGGTTTTGACCCCAGGCTCACCCTTGATGATCGGGCCTGCCAGATGGCTCGCCAGCATCCAGCTCACGGCCTGGGTAAAGAGCGGTGGGAAACGCGTGCTGTCAGTCACCAGCGAGACGTAGCGCATGCTCGCCGCGTCGCAGCTAGTGTAAATCACGCGGGTGTTGTTGGTGTCGTTGCCGATCTCGTACTCGTACTCATCAGCGTTTTCGTCGAATTGCCGCGCGCCGGAATAAATTCCGAGGATCGTCAGAAGATCGCCGGGAGCAGCGTAGCTATATTGCCAAGGGTGCGCCGCAGGGACGATCAAGGCCGCGCTGGCAAGCTGCACACGCTTCACGGCAAAGGTCCAAGGGTGCATGCGCAAGAGCGTGTCGCGCGCAATGGGGTAAAAGCGGGCGCAATGCTCGGCCTGCACTGACCCCTCTGGCGGATCAATCGACGTGATATTGGCGCGGTCGCCAATATGGCTCAGGGCGAGATTGCAGATATCGATCACGCTGGCCATGTCGCGCCTCAAAGGGTGACGGGAGGCCGAAGCCTCCCGCTAGGTTAGAGCAGTTCAGTCGTCTTTGGCTCAACGGGGAGCTTCAGGGTCTTACGAGGCTCGGGCGCCGGCGGGGCGGGCGATGTGACCTCCTCCCACCAGCTAGCCCGAGCTTCGTTAGCGACCTGAAAGACCGTGCCAGGCCGCACCCGTGAGCCGTTGTGGTATCCAAGCGCGGTTGCTCGCACGGTTTTCATTGGTCAGCCTCCGTTAAATGCCAATGCTCGCGCCAGGCGCATTAGGCAACGCCAGCCACTTCGACGGATCCTTGGTCAAGAAAGCGTCGATCGTGCCCGCCGTGGTCGTCGTGGTAGCCGTGACGCACAAGACGCCGAGATAGCGCTCGTATGTGCCAAGCGGCAAAGCCACCATGGCGATCGTAGCGCCAGCGTTCAGGAGAGCGCTGTTTGCCGCAGCGTCGTCCGTGACAATCGTGCCGGTGTCGAAATGCACCGTGGCGGTTCCGTCCGTGGCGATCGCCGCAGCAGCGTCAGAAACAAGCTGAAAACGAATCGTGCCGGCAGAACCGCCAGTGATGATCTCGGTCGCGCCGGTCTTGATCACCAGAAACAACGGCTCACCATTGCCGATATCCGAGGTGGTCGAGCCGAGGTCGATCACGTCGCCGATCAAAGCAGTGCCAGCCGTGGCCGCCACCGACACATTGTCAGCAAATTCAAGTCTCTCGTCCATAATCATTGTCGTATCTCCTAAGCGGCTGCTATTAGGCCACGCCGGCTTCGGTGTTGAGGAGGGCGTCGCAGCGACGCACGGGAATGCCAGCGAAAGCCATGACCAGCTTGCCGCCGATCTGTTCCATCGTGAGGGTCGAGCCCGCTACCTTCTCGAGCATCTGGCGACGCAGGAAGGAACGAGCGCGGCGGTTCATGTAGAACGCCGGACGGCCCAGGGTAAGCGACGGAGGCACGTCAAGCGCTTGCGTCATGAGGTCCAGAAGGTCTGGGCCGGACGCCGCATCGCCAACGAGATCTTCGCTGTTGTATTGGATGCGGACGACGTACCGCCAGTCACGCACGGACAGGCCGCAATCCCAACGATAGTGGGTGCGGTAGGCCTCCATGCGCCCGCCAGAGCCGTCGATATTCTCGATGGTCACCTGGCCCTTGTCGGCCATCTGCAAGCCGCCGACAGACGCTTTGGGGTAGATGCCGTGGCAAGTGTTCTCGCCCCAGCAGATGAGCCAGATCGAGGCATTGTCATTGCCGTCAGGCTGAGCATTGCCCTGGCGGATGACGTTCTCCCCGTTTTCCGCCGTCGAGAGGTTGAAGCGCGGGGCGAAGCCCGTGATTTCCTCAGGCGCGGTGGCTTCCGACGCATAGAACAGCGAGGACGCAAACTCCTGGTTCATGCCCTCGATATGCGCGCGGTCTTCGCTGAGACGGAAAGCCGCCGTGTTGCCGTTGAGGTCAGCCAAAGCCTTGTCCACTTCGGCATACGCCTCAAGCATGCCGCAGGTGTCCGTGACCTGCACGGTGCGGCTCTTGGTCGGCTGGACGCCGCCATAGAGCTTGCGCCACGTCGGGGCCGGCAGGCCGGAGCGGATCGTAGTGCGGTGGCCGGTCGGAAGGTTGCCTTCCATCCAGACCATGTCCTCGAGGATCTCGTTGGTCTCGGCCAGGATTTCGACGATGGTGTCGATCTTGCCGTCAGGATCGAGGCGCTTGGCCACGTCCATCAGCGTGGGGTGAATGGTAGAGAGGGTTGCCATGGGGCTTAGTCCTTATGCGAGGTTGCTATTGTCATACATACGCCGGGCCGGATCAGCCGCACGATTGGTCGTGCGGGAACCGGGGATCACAGCGTCGTCACCGATTGCTTTGCCGACCTTGAGGAAAAACCGGATGACTTCCGGGTGATTTCCTAGCCGGCTTTCGTTAAGCAGCGCTGTCAACTCAGGGGTGCCAAACTGGCTCAGAGCGGTCTTGGCGACAGCGAGATTGGCCTCGCCGCCGATTTCCTTGTCCGCCTTCACCTGCTCGATCCACTGGGCTGTGGCGTCTTTGATCGCCTGCTCTTGCGCCTCGGCCCATCGCTGGGCTTGCTTGGCTCCGAGATCAGCGATCTTCTGCGCCTGGTCCATTGGCAACTTGAGGTCTTTGGCCAGGGTCTTCAGGTCATCAAGCGAGGTCGGATCAACCTCTAGACCCTCGGCAAACTGGAACGCATAGTTGACCTCTTC